GTCGCCTTTGGGTGGTCGGGCTCCCCTCCCCACCCATCTACCAGTCGCCATCCTTTTCAATCTTGCGACTGATCAACCTGACGCGGTTCGCTTCGGGTACCTTATCACTCTTTGCTTGATTACAGCAATAATGAGCTGCTTGTAGATTATTCCAATCTTGCGCTGCAGCCTCGGGAGAGGCATAACCAAATTGACGCCACTTGCTGACTGGTTTTATCTCATCAATGACAAATGATAAAGGATGTTTGCTGTCGCTTGGCTCATCATAGTGAATGGCTCCAAGCCTGCCTTTACAAATTCCGCATGGAGCATCCATCGCACGGAACCGAGCGCGATGCTTCCGGCGGAGGGTACCGTTATGATACCTGGGGTTCTTTGACATATTGCCTCCGTAGGAATGGGAGAGCAAGGAGATGTGCGTGCCTTACTCTCCGTCCGTCATAAAGGGGAACTATATTGAGCTGTGGTACAACAAAAGGAGCCGACTAATGTCAGCCCCTCTTGCGCTGTGGTCAGTTAATGATTACTGGCTAATTACCACACTATTATTTTACGATAAAGTTATATATACATACAATATACATCAGACATTTTCTTTGTCGCCAATGATTATCTGCAGCGCCTCAATAGCTCTGTCTCTGAGTTTCATCTGTCCTGAGAGATTGTCACAGTTCCTAATCCTGAGGATGTCCCACCACTTTCTGTTCTCAACATAGCGCATGATAAGAATGTCCTGCTGTTCTTCTGATGGGATCATCCGGATATATGCCATCGCCGTATGTATCTCGTTGAGGTATTTAGTTTTAAGTTCGACCAGATCTGAAGTCTTCTCCTCCTTGGCTTCCACCAGTCTAATGACCTGCATCTCGAGCTTGTCCTGGCGCGGTGATGATGTGACGCGGTTAGGATCGTAGCTGATGCCAGGTGTTGAGATCATCTCCTCATCTATGGTCTTGAGCTCCTGCTCAATCAACTCGATACTTCGCTTCAATCCTCTGATATACTCCATGTATCCAGCAGCGTTCATTCTATCAGTCACCTCCTCACAGTGCGTTAAGCGGACAGCTCTCACAGACCTCGTTGAGCATCCTATCAATGTCCGTGTCGCCCTCGACTTTGTATCTCTCGGGATACTTACAATACTCATCACAGATGCGAGCCTTGACCCTCTCTGTCACAGCATCCATGAGATTGCTCATGCATCCCCCTTCCTCAATCATGCCGTCGATAAATTTATCAACCTTCTCCTCACTCATCTTGTTCGTCCTCCTCTACCTTCCTATAAGCTGTCCATATTCCGTCATGTTTCATATGGGATACGCCCGACATGATGGAGTTAGCGGTGACATTAAGCATCCTTGCCAGCTCCCCGGCGGAGTCTGCTACTGCGATAGGCAGCTCATATTCATCCTTGGTTACTTTCATCCATATTGCCATCTTCTGATACCTCATTCTCATCCGCCCAGCTCCATGTCTGATACAGAGCCCATTCAATCGGCTTGCTTATATGCTTCTGAACTGCCTCCTCGACATATCGCTCGAAGGTACGCTCTGCACTATATACATTCACTCTTTCTGACATGCGGTCTCCTTCCCGGCTTATGATTGCGCTCCAGTCCGTAGTAATCAAAGTTACGTCTGACAGTGATGCGATCAACATGCAGTATCTCGCCAACTTCTTTGAGAGTGTAGCCATGTTTCCAGAGCTTGTAACCATGGAGCGCCTGCTCGTATGTTAAAGCTCTGTTATCACTCATGCTTATCCTCCTCGTATCCTTCAGGTAATTCCATCCATTTGATTATCTCGAATTCTTCTTCAAGTTGATAAGGCGTTCTCCAATCCTCCCATGACTGCTTATTAGCATTCCACATACCTAACTGGTAAGTCCACTGCCCGCTTGACTTGTACTTGACATAGAGCAGGACTGCTGTGTTAGGCTCAGGAAGCTGTGTGGCAGGTATCCAATCAGGACACGGTGTTACGGGTGGCAAATTGCATAACTTCTTAAACTGCCATTCATACCCCTGTATCTGTCCTTGCTCTGCAACTCTAATAGCTTCCTCTCTGCTTATTGCATCCTCGCAAGGCTGTTGCTCTAATGCTTGAATTGCCTTTTCGTTTGCTTCAAAACTACTTCTCATACAATCCGCTTCTATTACTTGTTTTTCGTAGTCATACACATTTTCATCTTTTGCAACCTTTACGAGATTTTCGTTGCGCTCTTTCAAGTGTACTATTGCTTCTTCATTTGTCATTCGCTATCCCTCCCCTCAAACACACATTCCCACTCACTACAACCCCAAGCCTCCCCTGTGTAAAACTCACACGCCTCGCAAGGTCTGTCCTTTAAGTGGCTTATTTGGTCTATCGCCTTGATCGCCATCTGAAGTGCTTCTTCCTGCTCACCCATGTTTCCCTGTTCATAATTCAACGAGCAACCATCACATAAGCGCATATTGCAATCATGGTTAATTCCACTTATCTCGTTCTTAAAGCACTCTAACTTTGCTTTGAGCATTTTCTTGGCTTCTTTATTCGTCATTCACGTCACTCCCCTCCACCTCAAATATCCAATGATCCGCTGTGATCTCTTCGTACTTGTCCTCTGCATCCAGCTCTTTCAGATATTTCTTAACCGTCTTTTCAAGCCTTAATCTGTCTGAATAAAAGTCACCCGAATATTCCGAGCATACGGTCTCTTCGCTATTAACATATTTTTGCAATAATTCCAAGGCTATTGTTTTATACTGATTTTCCTTATCTGCCATCTGTATCACTCCCCCTAATTAACATATCCATCTCTGCTTATAGCTTCCTCCCATGCCTTGCAGGTGGCTCTTAATGAGTTCTGCTTTTCGTTTATCTTTTCAAGTACGCCCTTGTCTGCCTCTATGATGGTTGGCGCATCTGTCATTTTTACATAACGAATTTTATTCCCATACAATTCTCGCTCAGTATGAAGCTCAATATGTCTTATTTGACTTTCATCAATTATTCTTCCGTGACCTTTTGGAAGCGGTATCCCCTTCCCGATCGCATCCACCACAATAGGCAGTATTCCAGCTGTTTGCTCACCTGTGTATATTTCCTTAGGAATTTTAATTATTATCTCCATTAGCGGTTACCTCCATCTTGTACATAGTCGGCTCTACTTTCTTAAATCCAAACTTTTCATAGACATGGATTGCTCTATCATTATCAGCTTCTACCCAAAGATTAGTAAGCATATACATCTGCATCAATTCATTCAATATTCGTGTCCCATAACCCTTGTTCTGATATGGTTCATAAATCACAAATCTTGAAAGCATACGCTTAGTAACCTCTATTTCAGCTTCGCCTACCTTAGTGTCTCCTATAAACAATTCCACTTCTTGATATAACTCATTTTCATTAATCCTCACATCTGTTGGTATCATCAGCGTTTACCTCCTCAATTATCTTTGCTATTGTTCCTTCAGTGTAAGACAACCCACATAGATAGCCTTTGATATATTCAGCAAGATGCGAATTGTAGTTTTCGTTCTTTGCATTTGTTTCAAGCGCATTTGCTTGCCTTACTTTTGCATTTTTGATTTCTTTTGGTAATTCTTCTTTATACGCCTTCAGCTCTTTTAGCCACTCCGCAAGCTGTCTAAAATTCAAACACCCTTGTAAGTCCTGCTCTTGACGTTCATGTTCCGCATTATGTTCTAAGATTTTAATTTGTTCATCTATCGTCATTCTGCACCTCCGTCAACATAATGAGCGATTATTGACTCCGCAAGGAACAACCCTCTCACTTTGCCATTATCAATATCATTCCAGTTGATTATCTCTTGATTTATTTCTTCTCTTGCTGTCTGATAGTTTTGTAACTCTCTCAGCCACTCCGCAAGCTGTCTGTGTTCGGAGGCACATTCTGCAAATGTCTTTGCTAATGCTCCATTCATTCCTGCATCTTCACTTCCACTTATCCATTTACACTCTTTCTCTTTCTTTTCTGCTACTTCCTCACAGTGCTTAATTGCTTCATCTATCTCTATCGTCATTCGCTTCACTCCTCTCTTTCCTTGCTCTTCTGATGCTTCCTCTTGGCTTCTTCTTGGGATGCTTCATTTCGAAAATAAGGTACCTTGGCAAAATGTCAGGCCCAAGCAGTTCTGTATAAATATCAGACACTGCCTCAACTATTTTCCAAATAGCTGCAGTTAATTCTTCTACAAACTTTTCCCACTTTTCGTTTATATCGTCTTCCACGCTTGCCTCCTACCAGTTGACTGCTATGTCAATCTGTGTCGGGTTATATGCTGCAAAGCCTCCAGTATCACACACGATCGCTGTACCCATCGAAGTCTCCAGGATCGTGCCCCTTGGTCTCGTATTGAAGTCCGCAGCTACCATCACGTAATCGCCCAGCATCTTGCATCCATCTTCTCTCACCCAGTAGGGATAGGTCTCTGCATCGTAGCCGAGGCTTCGCATGATATTCACTACCCCGGTCATGTTGAGGTTGTAGTATGTCTCTTTACCACTCGGACCGTTGAATACTCCGCTCTGTTTCGTGATATGCTGTTCCTGAGGCGGATTGATCTTCGGCTCCTCCGGGAGCTCCACGATCGTAACCTCATCTACCTCGCTCTCTGCCGATGCTACTACCTGTATCGGTTCGGGCGGTTCGGGTGTTTCTGTCGGGATCTGAATAATGCATCCCAATATGATTAATTCTGCTATCATTTCTTATCTCCTCTCTTCTTTCCGAACATTTTCTCCTCTTTCTCCTGCAGCGCATCGACCAATGCCACTCCCAGATGCGATGACATCTCTATCCCTGCATGCTTGTCCAGGAAGGCATATACATCTTTATTCACTTCGTTCCAATACTTGTCGCTATCCTCAGGAACCCAATGCTTCTGACAGAGGTTCCAGTAGTCAACAAACATTTGACGCTCTTCTGAATTTTTCGCAAATTCGTAATTCATACATCCTCCTAAAATGGTGATTGTTCATCAGTAACCTCATAAGGAGCAAACCCATCATCATCCCATCCGAATATAATCTTTTCATCGGGTTCGTTCTTCAACCGCCTGGTTTGGGCTTCATACCATAGAGGTATAAAACCCTGGAACCCCGACTCTCTTTCCTTCACAACCTCAATAATATTCGAACACTCTATCTTCCAATCTTTCTTACCGCTAAATACCTTGTAGCCATTTTTGAAATCAGTATTGTTCCGATGCATGATAAATGCATCGTCAACTAAATTTCCCAGGCTTCCAGATCCGCCAACATCGTCCAACCTCAAAAAACCCATAGCCTTTCTAGGATGCGCTGCGAATATAATATGGCAGTTACAGATCATTGATAAATTTTTCAAGGTTTCAACAAAAAGCTTCTGCTGGTCCCATTTATCAGTCCTCTTATCTGACGATATTTCCGTTAGATCCAAAATTGACATATTATCGATAACAACGAAGTCAGCCTTGAATTCCCTTATGATATTTTTTAATATTTCAGCTATCTTTCTGAAATTACTTCCATATTCATTATCATAGAGGTGGAACTTGTCGCCCATCCAGTCAGATATTTTATGGAGAGCATCGGGCTTACAGTAGTATTGGCCTATATACATTTTGTATTCCTCAACATGATCTTTTCCTGCTGCCTGCTGAGCCATCCATCTCACAAATCTCTCTCTCTTTAATTCTCCCGAATAAACAATCGTATTAAAACCTTTATCAACCGCATTAATGACCATTTGAGATAGCAACGTGGACTTAGCAGCTCCACGAAGGCCACTGATCAGACTGATCTCACCTTTTGCCAATCCTCCCACTCTTCTGTCAAATTCCTTCATTCCTGTTGGGATACACACTCGCTCTTCTTTCGGAAGCGCTAAAATCTCGGCCATCGTGTTAAACATCTTGGTGGGCGCTTCTGTCTCCAAGTCGATACTTGTCTCCTCATACGAGATATCTTTTCTTTTGCGGTTATACGCTTTGTATTGTTTCCATCCAGCTTCTATCCTGGCTTCGCTTTCCGCCCTTTTGTCATCGTAGGCATCCGGCTCATACTTCAGCCTGAACTCGTGCCAGTCTCGGCCTGCGCAGCTATTATGAAGGCACTTAAAGCAGATCGCTCCATTAGACATCTTGATCAATGTCGCATCGGGTGCTTTATGGCTGCTATCAAAAGGACATTCCGACAATATGTATCGAGTGGCATCTTTCCATGTCTTTACTGCTTCGACTTTTATTCCATGCTCCGATATCCAGTCCTCGAGGTTAAATCCTTCAACATTACGTGTAGAAACCTTTGGCTGCTCTTCTGGATATTCCTTCGCTAATTCCTCAAGCAGATATTTACTCACCTGATCTATGACAGCCGGATACTTAAATACTTGAGCCATGCGGTGAGGTCTTTCTTTTGTCGATGCACCCTTTTGAGCAAGAGTTCCATATAGCTTTGAAATTCTCGAAGGATTATAAACCGTGGTGTCAATCGCTACTCTGTCGTCCGTAAACAGCAGATCTAACGCTTTCAGACATCTTTCAACCAGCCTTATGTTCTCTTCATTTACAGGAAATTTAATTCTATAAAGCAGATGTATTCCATTCCCTGATCTGGCCATAATCGGGAAGGGGAAACCCTTATCCCTTAAATAGTTAACAACTCGGCGAGACATCTCATACGCCAGTAGTCCTTCTTCCTTTGTGCTTGATATCCCAGTCATCCTAACTGGATCTAAATCTACAAGCAGCCATCTATAACATTCAACATCACCATCAGAGGTCGTTGTCTTAACTTGCCTGAAACAATCCCTTTGCACTCGAGAATAGCATCCCTCTTTTAGTTCGTTTAGCGTATAAAAGACATTTGCTCCTCTCAGATCGACCGTCTTGAATGCTTCTTCCAGGGTTTCGGTATTATTAAAGTAACCACTGATTATTGTCTTGCCTTTCAATATTCTTATCTCAAAAATTTCGCCAGGATCTTTCAAGACAGATAACGCGTCTTTCACTTCTTTTATGTCGAGATATTCATTCTTCAAGTATCACCCTCCCCTTTCGAGGCAAAGCCGGCGCAGCCGCTTCTTTTTTTTCTTTATCATTCTTATTACATTCTTTATATTCTTGTTTGTGGTTATTCTGCGTCCTATTCTGCGTCCCCTCAGTGTCCTTTTCTGCGTCCTTTTCTGCGTCCTTCTCAGTGTCCCGCGTACCTTGATATTTCTCATAGTTTATAACGGTTAGGAGTGTTCCTCGGTGTGTCCTCTTGACAGTGATCATGTTGTCCTCAATTAGTGTCCCGATTATTTTGTTGATCTTGTTTTTAGAACACCCCACTTCATCACTCAATTTTCGAATACTTGTTAAAAATTGACCACGTTCTATGGTTATCAGAGAACCATCAAACATAATCTTTTTTCCTGAGTGGTTAGCTTTCAGTAGGATATATATCCAACATCTAAATGTCATAGGATCTTGCCATACCCAATGCTCAAGAATATTGCGGTAGGTTCTTATCCATCCTTGTGTCTTAGCCACTGCTGTCACCTCCCAGAAGCCTAACGATTTCCGCTCCGGTGTTCTCTTTATTGCAAAAAACAAAAGTTACATTATAGCGGTCTCGGATGGTGCAGAGGGATTTGTAGAGCTGATCGCCCTGTATTCCTCCGCCACGTTCCGGGACTTTTACTGGACGACCATTTCTCATTACCCACCTTGATGGTTTATTTCGGGGGTTCTGCCAGAAGTAAACATCTTCGAGATCCTTAATATCATCACCATGCTCGCAAAGGATTATGATCTTGATTCCTTGTTCCTTGGCTCTGATCAATTCTGATCTGAAGCGTTCATGCTGCTGGCAGACATTCCCACATAACTCCAGAAGGTCCTTCTTCCGATCTATGACCAGTCTCGGATTATCGAGACTCATGTAATCGCCCACATATAACTTTGATTTGAAAAAGGTAACACCGAGAGCTGTGAGCTGCCCTTCAATCCGGGCAAGCTCTTTCTTATGCTCTCTTGTATCAATCTGTATCTGCATATTTACTCCTTAAAACGGAAGAGTATCTCCTGCACCTTCTTCAACATTCATGAATTCCATATCGTTTCCCTGTGATGTCTTTTTCTCCAAGTACTTAGGTTCAGGAACCTTTGCATCAGCGACCTTGTCATCTGCGCAGAACCATCTCAGCTCGTTCCTCATGGTAACCTTGCCATTGTACTCGTTCTCCACCTGACCGAATACACCACCGATCTTCTTATCTTTGAACTGGCTGGCAAATGTGTCTCCCCATATTGCTTCACAGTTGTTGGAGTTTTCGAAGCTTGTCATAAATGCCTTGAAGCTCCTGGAACACTTTCCCTCATTGTCTTCAACGACTATGTACTGCGTACCAGCGTGAGGCCACTTCTTGTCCGGTCTGATGTCATTCTTAAATTCGTTAGTGAAAAATGCCGGCTGAGAGTCATTCTTCGCAGTATCGAGATATACACGCAGCATATCCTTTCCGGTGCTTGACTTCATCTCTTCCACCTTCTTGATGACAAGATGGTGTCCTCCTAAGCTAATGGGTGTATATGAACCACTAGCTTGTGTTTCCTCGTAGTTATTAGGTTTCTGCATTGTACTGTTCCTCCTTTAATAGTTTTCTTGCAGTTGTTGAATCTGTATATACTTTATGAATCATATTTCTTGAAAATAAAGTTTGGTTATAACAGATATATTCTGGATATCCTTTGTCTAAGTAATCCAAAATAATTTCGTAACGTCTGTTTCTAAAAAAAGCTTGTATTGTATTTGTCCTTGGTTGATCTAATGTTCCACCATGTGCTTTCAAATAAGGCAAAAAGCATTCTTTAATAGTCTGAATTTTACAAAAGTCATATTTGCCTTTCCCTGATAAATCATTCGCAAGATTTTCCTTGCAGAACTGTATAGCAATTAAATCGTTAACAATATGGAATGAGTCATACCAGGGAGCAGACTTACGTTTCTCGATTTTAAGATGACAATTCCGACATACAGTAATCAAATCGCTCATTCTCTCATGAGGGACATTGTTGTATGTCATGTGATGAACATTTAGATCAAAGGGACGACCACATATTTGACATACCTTATCAGCCATTATTCGAGTATTTCTTTTACTTTTCCAGTCATTAGAAACAAGATATTTTTTATACTCTTCTTTTGTCATCAGTACTCCTCCAATGCTTTCAGAACCGGCACGATATCATTATCAATATATTTATCCTCAAACGCTCCCATTGGTGTCTTGGCGGTGCTGAAGTCCGCCTCTGTCTCGAATACGTGCTTTCCATCAATCACCTTGGCATGGAGCACGACCGGGAACTTGCTCTCCAGAACTATCTTGTCAAGTTTCCTTCCGCTGGTCTTTATTCTGGTAAACATGTAGCCATTATCATCGTGATCTGTCTGTGTATGGCACAGAAATATGACCGTCACATCGTCCCTCATGCTGAGGGCATAATCGACCAGATCATAGACGCAGGCAGCCAAGTCAACCCACTTGTCATACCCCTTCTCTTTAGATCTGCGCATCTCATCGGCGACCATGATGCCATTCAGCGTGTCAATGACCACAACCTTATAGTCCTTGTAGTCCTTATCAGTATTGACCTTCTGAAGTGCAAGCCTTGCCACGCTCGCGTGATCATTAGCGATATAGTTCTGATTGTCTCCGTTGTACTGTTTCTTCCATCCCTTCCAGGAGAGCCCTTTCTTGTCCGCGTCAATATAGAGCGTTGTCTTTGGATCTAAGTTTCTGAGAGAGGTCGTCTTACCGGAACCACTCTCGCCCATTATTCCTATAATTCCCATTCATTTACCTCCTACCTAATTCTTAACGAATGCGACTGTTCCAGATGCGCGATACCCTCAAGGTTCTCGCCCTTCTGAATAGCCTCCTTGATTGCTGTTTTGTTGATCTCAGGCGCCTTATACTTCAGATAGTCCTCGGGGATGTCATAAATGTCCTCAACATCAATCACGACAGACGGAGCGTTCTTCTGAATACCGAACGAGAACAGATCTGTCTTGAACTTGGTCTTGCCTGTGACCTCCATCATTCCCTGAAGTGCTGCCTTCATGCGCTTGATGTTCTCCTCGATTGCCTTCTTGCGAGATGTCAGTCTTCTGATCTCATTCTCGAGCGCCTCAACATCACCCTCGAGGTTCTTCATAACCTTGGCATAGTTCTCTGCCTTGATTTCCAGCTCACCCTCAACCGCTTCCATCGTGTCAGCCAGTGTCTGAGGATCAAGCTCCGGATCTTCCATCATTTCTTGTATGGTCAGGAAGTCCTGTGTTAGTTCGTAAATATTTGACATGTTTAATACTCCTTATGTGTTATTAATTCTAATAAGATGCCTCTTGCTTTCGTGGAGAGGAACCGCTCCCTCAGGCATTCCTGCGCGAGCCCCTGCAGATCGTAGAAACCGATAGGCTCAGTCTCAGACATACAGACCACTGCATCACCGCATATTCTGACATCAGAGAGATCATAATATCCGCAGCATCCTTTCATGCCGATGTTCATGGCTATGTCCTCGCCATATTCCGCCTCGAGCGCCTCGAGCTTCTCAATCAGTTCTCTGATTGTAAGCCGGTGATCAAGCCTCTCCTCCGGATCAAGCTCCGGCATTAATATTCTGATCATGCTTCCCCTCCTTAAATGTTACGGATAATAACAAGCCGATACTGCTTGCTGTGATATTGCCAAAACTGGCAATCATGAGATCGCGACAGTCAAAGTGTCTTGCGATCAGAAGGATCACTATGAACGTGATCATGTAGGCTAGACA